AAACTAAATTACTTTATAGATCGTGGCAGCAACTATAGACGCAACAATAAAAGGAGCTAATGCTAATAGTTATGTCACATTAGCTGAAGCAGACGCATACTTTGAAACTGTCCCAAGTTCTACGCAATGGGATAACAAACAGGATGATAAAAAGAACAGAGCACTTATAGCAGCGACTAGATGGATTGATACTTTAGTTTATTACGGAGATAGATGTGATGACGGACAGGCATTAAAATTTCCTAGAAATAATTATCAGGTAGATGGAGTCGAATTAGCTTGTTCTTTAATTCCTCAAAATATTAAATATGCACAGTTTGAATTAGCGTTTGCATTAGCAAATGATACTGATGCAATTATTGGAAGTAGTGGAACTGATGGTAATTTTTCTGAAGTGAAGTTAGGAGATATACAGGTTAAATATAATACTGATAGTCAGGGAAGTGGTGCTGTTAATAATGTATTTGATGTTTACCCGTGGTTACAAAGTTATTTAGGAGCTTATGTACTAGGTGGTGCTGGTAGTTTTCAGTTAAGGGTGGTTAGAGGATAATGGCAGGTCAATTAGATTCATTACTAAAAAGTGTTGCTAAAGATGTTGTTTCAACTCTTGGATCTGCACTCGATACTTCTATTGTTTATACAAAGAAAGCATCAGGAAGTTATAACACATCTACAGGTGTATATACGACAACTGATACAAGTTACAGTATTACTGTTCCGATTGAATTTATTAGATCAGAAGAAGATTTAGGTAAAGAGATTAGAGAATTTAAAACCTATATAACACCTGATCTTATTGGAGATAATCAACCTGATTTTGATGATGAGATTACATTAACTTACGCAGGGGCAACTAGAGTAGCAAAGGTAGTTAATATAAGTACATTACAAGGTGGTCAAACTTACCTGTTCACTATTCTTGGAAGATTCTAATGGCTAAATCAGATCCTAATGCTTTAAGTAATGCTATTGCCTCTACAAGAGGAGAATTAAATATTCAATTTAATAATTTAATAGGAAAAATTCTTGCAGATTTACCATCAGAAAGTCCTCAATATTCTGGTTTCTTTGCTTCTAGTTGGCAAGCTAATACTTATAGACCTCTAGCAAATGAAGAGATACGATCTCCGTGGTTAGAAAGAAAAAAAGCAAAAGGACAAGGCAGAAATTTACCAGCTATTATTGAGCCTAGATATTCGCTCGATAGAAAATACAAATTCGGACAAACAATATTTATAGGTAACAGGGCTGATTATGCAAGACAGGCATTAGGTTCTCCTAATAGTACAATTATTCCGTATGTTGAAACTATAGGACAGGTTGTTGATTTTGTATTTGGTGGAAGTATGAATTTACCAGATGTAAGGGTAGCTGAAAGTCAAGTATTATTTAAAGGTACAAAGGGTGGTAGAAATGCCCCAGCTTTAGGTTCTAAATATAAAAGGTTATGAGTCTAGTTAACGCAAGAGCAGCTTTTGAAAAAGCTATTACAGATGCAGTTGCAGCAGCAGATAATACTGTACTTATGATGTATGACAACGTAACTTATACCACACCTGGAAAAACTAAAAAATTTATAACAACTTCAATTACTTTTACTCAATCAACTGTACAAAATCAGGGTGCAGCATCAGATTATTATTCTGGTGCAATTCAATGTAATATCTATGTTCCAAAAGGTAAAGGTACATCGGTTCTATCTGCATTAGGAGAAGCTGTAATAGATGGATTAACGTCTATCAATGCTTCTAATTATTCAGATCCATTTTCTTGTTCGCCCAGAGTTGGGGAGGTGAGTGGGATTACTCCTGTAGAGATTGAAGATCGTTCACATTTTCTAGGGATTATATCGTGTGCTTTTTTTGCTAATAGCTGATATACTTCTAATAGCTATATAATATCATGACTAGAGCAGTTGATCTTCTTAAAAATAAGTTTGGTGTAAGCCAGCTTTATAAGTATGACATCATGGATAACGATGAAGTTTTACTTACTATTTATTGGCATCCATTAACTATTGCTGAACGTGAAATGATTCAGAAAAAAAGTGGAAGTGAAGATGCAAATGATTTTGCTTTACAATTAATGATTGAAAAAGCATTAGATAAAGATAGTAAAAGATTATTTTCTGACGGAGATAAAGCATCATTAAGAAGAGAAGTTGCTGCTTCTGTTTTACAAGAAATACAATTATCAATGTTAGAAGCTGGTTCTGATAAGGAGGTTGAAGAGGCCAAAGCCGATTTAAAAAGCTAATCCCGATTGGATGTTTATATATTCATTAGCAAATGAATTAAAAAAATCTGTTAATGAATTATGTCAAACATTAACTCTTGAAGAGATGATAGGTTGGGCTGCTTTTTATGATTTAAGAAACGAAGAACAAAAGAAAGAACAAGATAAGACACAAAGAAGAAGCGTTATACCCAAATCAAGGTAGAATAGAATATATGTTTTGCTAATAGGTCGAAATGGCTATTAAACAGATAGATCTTGTTATAAATACGAGTCGTGGCGAAAAGAATGTAAGAAAACTTCAACAACTTGCTAAACAGGTAGAGAGTACTTTTGGAAATATCAATAAGTTAAAGATAAATATAAAGACAGATCCAGCACAGGCAGCATTAAAAAGATTAAATCAACAGATACAGCAAGGTAAACAAATTATTGATGCTTTCGGAAGTGGTAATAGGCTTAATAATTTTGCAGGAAAGATATCAAATATAAAAGAAGAAATGATGCTTGTAAGAAAAGCATTTGAAGATGCAGGTAGAGCCACAGAAAGGCAAAGAGCAGCAACAGCTTTATTAGCAGGAAATTTTAAGGCATTAAGATTAGAAGCTACCGCTTTCGCTATGGCAAGTGGTACAGATCCGTCAAAAACAATAGGTAGTGTTGGGGCAAGATTAAAAGAAATAGAAAAGTTTCCTAGAACAATTCTTGCTGGTAATGAAGCAATGTCTATGCTCAAGCGTATGCAAGAGATGACGATTGTTGGTTCAGAAGAATTTTTAAGAGTTAGTAAAGCAATAGGAAGGCAATTAGGAATAAATGCAAATATTCAAAGTCAGGCAGCAAGAGCATCTAAGCCATTTACTGCTTCTACTGCTTTTGTTACTCAAGCACAGACAGAAGCCCTTGCAGGTAAAACTCTTGTACCGCCAAGCAGAAGATTACCGCAAGCAGGACAATCTAGTGGTACTTTTACTATTGCAAGAGATTTAGAACAATCAAGTAAAAAAAGACTAGCTACAGAAAAGAAAATTACAAATGAAGCAAAAAAACAACAAACCATAGAATCTAAAAAAAGAAAAGAAGCATTTAGAAGGTTAGAAAATATCAGAAGAATTAGAAAAGGAAGAAGGCAGGAACAATTTTTGGGTGCAGGTTTTCCTTTGTTATTTGGTGGAGGAGCAGGAGCAGTCGGTGGTAGTATTCTAGGTTCTGCATTAGCACCGAAAGGAATGGGTTTTGGTGCTCAAATACTAGGTAGTGCTTTAGGTACTTTATTAGAACGTAATTTACAGACAATTAAAGACATTGGTAATGCTGCTGAAAATGTAAATTTAGATGCTTTAGAAGAATCTTCTATACAGGTTAATAGAGAGTTATCAATGACAGTTAAGTTATTAAAACAACAAGGTAAAATAGAAGAAGCTAGGCAAACACTATCAAAAGAAGTAGCTGTCCAAACAGGAACAGTACCAGGAACAAGTCAAGATATAGCAGGTTCTCTTAATGTAATAGGTAGTCAATTCCAAAGATTTACAGCTTTAGCAGCAACAACTTTAGGAATAATTAGTGTTCCTCTACAAGTTGCTTTAATGGCTATTTTAAAAATTGTAAATGAAATATTATTTGCATTTAATATGATTGCTTCTTCTGCTGGTTTCTTATTAAAAGAATTTGTTAAGTTACTAAGATTTATTCCTGGTGCTGATAAATTATTTAAAGGTATTGAAGATTTTGTAAATAGTACTAATAAAGGATTTACAGACGCAAATAAAGGTCTTGATGACTTCTTGTTAAAAACTCAAGCAGAAATAGATTTCATTAAAATGAAAATGGAAATTGGAGATGAAGCAGCAGCAAGAGAAAAGAAAATACAAGATACAGCATTACAGTATGGAATAGATAGAAATAAGAATGAAGAAGAATATCAAAAAATCGTTAAAGCCGTAGATTCTCTTATAGCAGCAGAAAAACAATTTGAACAATTACAAAAACTTAGAGAATTGTATAGAAGTATTGGTGCAACGATACAAGATGGTTTAGTTGATGCTATTCAAGGTGCAATAGAAGGTACTAAAACTCTTGGAGATGTTGCTCGTAGTGTATTTAGTCAAATTTCTAGGTCACTTATTCAGTTTGGTGTTAACTCTTTACTAACTAGCATTTTTCCAGGAGGAAGCTTTTTTAGAGCAAATGGTGGAACTGTTAGCAAAGGTAAAAGTTATATGGTTGGAGAACGTGGTGCGGAAATGTTCGTACCAAATGCAGGTGGTCGTATAGTTCCCAATGAAGATTTAACTGGAGGATCAACTAATATAATAGTAAATGTTGA